TGAAACTGGCTTAATTGGTGTAACTCATAGTAGACTCGATGATTCATTAAGTTATCAAACGGTTGCAGCAGGAGGCTGGTTAATTTTGCCAGAAAGAACTGATGGTATTGTAACGTCATCTATTACAGTTCCTAAACAACCTCAAGATGAAAATAAAGGTAACGGCGCTGAACAATAGTAACGAGGTGGTCTAAATGACTGACCAATTATCTAAAGTTAAAATTGCACTCCAACTTAAAAGTGATGAATATGATGATTTACTTGAGATTTATCTTGAAGATGCAACTGATGCTTTAAAGTTGCTCTTATCGATTAATGAAGACCTTCCACAACAGTTAGAACATATTGTGCGTGCAGTTGCCGTAAAGAAGTTTAATCGGCTTAAAAATGAAGGTATGGCATCTTATAGTCAAGATGGAGAAAGTATTACTTTCAATTCTAATGATTTTGATGACTTTAAAGATGAGATTGAGCAGTATCGCCAAGATAATAACGGTCTTAATCAGGGAATGTGGGTGAATCCTTATGAGGTATGACACAGTTGTTAGCTTTTTTAGGGATGCTGATGGTAAATATAATCCAAGAACTCATAAACACAATAATGAACCTATTTTTGTTGATTCAGTCTTTGCAAATGTAACTGATCTTGGTTTAAAAAATCAGATTCAACTACTTGGCGGGATTAAACAGGGATCTAAAACAGTTAGAATGACTGAAAATTTAGATGAAAACTGGGATTATATGACAATTGACAGTGATGAACGTAAATATCGTTTTATCAGCTCGTTAAATATGTCAAAAGGCTATGCAGTAATTGTAGGTGAAGACGTTGGGCTATGAGGTTAAATTAGAAGGATTAGAGCTAACAATCAGCAAACTTGACGTTAAACGTCATACTGGTCCTCAAATTCGTAATGTAGTTATGAAAAATGCTGCTAAGTTGCAAACTATGACTAAGACCAACATGACTAGAGCGTATAAAAAAGGCTATTCTAAGGGAACAACCAAAGAAAGTACTGACTTAACGCTTGAAGATGGTGGTATGACTGCAATAGTTGCACCTCATACAGAGTATTTCCCTTATATTGAGTATGGAACAAGATATATGGAGGCTGAGCCAGCTCTTAATCCAGCTTTTCGGAAAATAAAGCAAGATTTTTATAAAGATGTAATGGATTTGATTAAAAAATGATAGATGTACAAGAAGAGCTTTTCGATAGGCTCTATTTTTTTGCACAAAATGAGTTAGGTTTCGATACCTATGACTCATTGCCAAGGGATGGGACTAAGTACCCATTTATTGAGATTGCAGAAACTGATTTAGTATCAGGCGATTTGAAAAACGCATATTCCGGAACAATTACTCAAACTATTAATGTTTGGGGCGACCAAGATATGCGTTTTTTAGTTACTCAAATGATGAATCAATTATGTGTTGATCGTATGAAAAGCGATCATTACACGTTTAATTTGAAAAACATTCAAAAAAGAATATTACCCGATTCAAGCGTTCCTAATACTCGACTATTTCATGGAATTTTGACGCTTGAATTTAACTATACGAAAGGAAGAATCTAAATGGCAGAAGTACAGGCATTAGCTGGTAAGCGAATGGTGTCATATTTTCGTTTACTAAAGAATGCAACAAAAGAAAAAGCTGAAATCGTTCCACTTGAAGGGGATTCAAGTATTTCGTTCAAGCGTAGTTCTAAATCCACAACTACTAAATCAGGAAATATTTCAACTAGTGCAGGTTTAACGACTGAAATTGACCAAACTTTCTATGAAGGTATCTCTAAAGTTTCAGACGAATTCTATGACGCGATTTTGGACGATGAAGTTGTTGAGTACTGGTTAGTTAACTTAGACAGAGTTAATAATAAGGGACAATATTGGGCTATTTATGCAAGAGCTAAGGTTACGGAAGATAAGGGGAGCTATAAGCCTGATTCTACAGCAGATCGTTCTCCGAAAATTGAAGTTATTGGTACTCCACGAAGAGGATACCTAACCCTTAGTGATTACGAACAAGACATGCTTGCTTACGCATTCCGTGGTATTGGTCAAATTACTGACACACCTAAGGAAGATGGAACAGATGGTGGTGGTCTTGCTTACGAAAATAATGATCACACTAAGGATACCGTTCCAACTAATTCAACAACTGATACAAATCAAGGAGGTAATTCATAATGCAAATTAAGATTAATGGTAAAGACTATGAATTAAACTTTGGCATTCGTTGGGTACTGCTGATGAATAAAGATTATCACTATGAGAATGGTGGTTTAAATCAAGGTATGGGTGTTACTCAAGCTGTAACTAGTCTTACTCAATATGAACCAGAAGGATTAGCTAAGGTTTTATTAAATGCAACTTGGATAAATAAGAGTCGTCCTACTATTGCAGACATTTATCAATACTTAGAAACAGATGCAGACATTACTAAGCTTTGTGATGCTATCTATAAAGAAATTAAGAATGCTAATGCAACAAAAGCTGCGGTAAAAAAAGTGGTAAAGACTATGAATCAAGCACAAGAAAGACTTTCAGAGAAGAATTCCGAGAAATTAGGTTAAATTCTCTTGCTTATTTAGGATTTCATAGTCTAAGAGATATTGATGCAATGACGATTGCAGAGTATGAGTTGCGAATGGAGGCATATAACTTACGACGGGTTGAACAGCAATATGATGCTGCGACTTTAGCTTGGATGAGCCGAAATGCGCAAGCTTTTGATAAAGATGGTAATGCAGTTTTTAAGGATTTCAATGAATTCTTTGATAGACAAGATGCAATTGACCAAGTTAGAAGCAGTTTTGAACCAAATTATCAACCTATAAAACATAAATCTAAGAACAAACAAAATAGACAAGATATTCTTCTAAAACGGATTAGAGAGTATCAAAGATTACACCCACGGAAAGGAGCTAATTAATGGCTGGATCAGAAGAAAATTTAAGCATTAAGGCGATCCTTTCCGCAGTGGATCAAGGCTATACAGCTGGACTAGATGCAGCAGCTGCTAAAGCAAAGAGCTTTGGTGATGTAACAAACAATGCTTTTAAAGGCATTGGTACTGGCATGATGGTAGCAGGAACAGCGGTTACTGCAATGGGTGTAACTTCAATTAAGTCTTTTGGTCAATTTGAGGCTAGTTTAAACCAAGCTGCAGTTGTAGCTGGTGGTACGGCTAAAGATATTGGTCAATTAGATGATTTGGCTAATAAAATGGGAGCTGATTTGCCACTTTCTGCTCAAGATTGTGCTGATGCCATGATTGAAATGGCTCGTAATGGAGCATCTATTGGCGATATTAAGAAACAGTTTCCTGCAATTGCACAAGCGGCAACTGCAGCTGGTGCTGATATTAAAGCCACAGCTGGTGTTGTTCAAGAAGCAATGAATATTTGGGGTAAGTCTTTGGATTCACCTCAACAAGCAGCAGCTATCTTAGTTCAAACTGCTAATGCGTCAAATGCTAGTGTTGAAGATATGCAACAGGCTCTTGCTACTATTGGTGGTTCAGCTGGTCAAGCTGGTATGAGTTTGCAGGTAATATCCGAAGCAATCGGTTTATTGACTAACAAGGGATTTTCCGCAGCGCAAGCTTCTATGGATTTAAACCATGCGATTTTACAAATGATGGCACCATCTAAAGTTGCTAAAGATGCGATGGCTAGCTTGGGTATTAGCTTTACTGATGCACAAGGGAAGATGAAAAAATTTCCAACTATTCTGGCAGAATTGAATCAAGCATTGAATGGATTAAATCCATCGGAAAAGGCCCAGAAACTTAAAGCAATGTTTGGAACGGCTGGTATGCAAGCTATTGTTCCATTGCTTGACACAGTTAAGAATAAGACTAATGATGCCAAAGTGAGTTGGGATGCTTACGCTAGAGAGCAAGATAAAGCTGCAGGATCAACTAAGAAAGCAAACCAGTCTTTGAAAGATCAAGCTAATGAAATGCAAAAAAACGTTGGCTCAAGTATTGAACAACTTGGTGGTAACTGGGAAGCTCTTAGAAACAAATCTATGAAGTCTGCTCAAGATATTAACGGTTCCTTAATCCAAAATGCTAATGAAGTAATGCAATGGGCAACAACTAGCAATTCTGGAGTGGCTCAATTTACTCGTGGCTTTATTGGATTAAGCCCAGGAATTGGTGCATCAACTGTAGCCCTAGGTGGATTTTTAAGAAGCGCGGGTGATATCAATAAATCATTAGGTAAAGGAATAACTGGATTTAGTAATCTTGCTAAAACTACACAACTTGTGAGTCAAGGATTTAAGAATGGACATTCTGCTAATGAAATTGCTAATGAAAGTTTGAAG